CTGTTTCCGGCGCTGATCCCCCAGGAGACGCGGGACCGGTACGGCATCCAGATCGGCAAGTTCAACATCTGGTCGGACGGCGACCGGCGCCAGATAGAAGCCATCACGGCGAACCCCGACTCCGTTGAGGGTGGCCGACCACACCAAATCATCCGCGCAGAGACTCAGAACTGGCTCGCCACCAACGGCGGGCACGACATGGTCGGCGCGATGGAGGGCAACGCGGCGAAGTCGGAAGTCTCGACGCCAGCGCGCATCCTCGACATCTTCAACGCCTACCGCCCCGGTCGCGACTCGGTCGCCGAGCGCGCCCGCGAGGCGTGGGAGTCCACGCAGGGCGACAGCGCGACGCATGTCGAGTACGGCGTGCTGTGGGACTCGCTCGAGGCCCCCCCGAACGCGCCACTGACCAAGGAGGCCGCCCCCGAGGTGGTCCGCTGCGTCGCCGGGGATGCGACGTGGCTGGACACGCGCCCGAACGGCCGGATCGTGAAGTCGATCCTGAACCCAGAGAACAGCCCGAGCGAGTCGCGTCGCAAGTGGTACAACCAGATCGTCGGCACCGAGGACGCTTGGGTCCAGCCCGCCTGGGTGGACCGCAAGGAGAACTGGCGCAAGGAAGACGAGCTCCACTCAGGGGATCGCGTCGTCCTGTTCGGCGACGGCTCCAAGTCTGGTGACGACACTGGGCTAATCGCCGTCCGCATCGACGACGGCCTCGCTCAAGTACTCCACCACCAGCACCCCGGCAATGATGCACGCGGGAAGCCGATACTGGTTGATCGCGCCGAGGTGGACGCGGCGGTCACGGTCGCGTTCGACACCTACAAGGTGGTCGCTTTCTATTTCGACCCGTCGCACGCGAAGGCCGACGACGCGATCGAGGACGACCGGTTCTGGTGGCCGCTGGTCGACAGGTGGCACGAGCGGTACAAGAACCGGCTCGACAAACGCTACTGGCCGATCAAGTCCGGCCCAAAGGCTCATTCGATCGCGTTCGACATGTCGGGCACGTTCGCCCAGCAGCAGTTCCAGCCTGCCGTGACACAGGCGGCTGAGGACATGGAGGCCGGCGAGGCTCCGTACCGCGATAGCGCGGTGTTGCGCCGTCACCTCAAGAACGCCCGGCGCCGTGAGGGTCGGTTCGGAATCACGATCGGCAAGGAGAACCGCTCATCGACCCGGAAGGTCGACTTGGCGGTCTGTTTCGTCGGCGCACGAATGCTCTACCGGCTCGTGCGCCTCAACCAGAAGACGGGCGGCGCTGGCCGCGTGATCGTGCTCGACTGAGAGGGGTGTCTCGCGCGTGCAGTTCCCCTCATTTTCGGCATTCTCGACACTTTCAATCCCAGCCCTGCCGTCCCTGGCCCTGTCCGAAGACGAGAAGAACCTCATCGCGACCCTGCAAGGCGTCGCGCTCCGCTCACGACCTCAGATGCAACTCGACGAGGCGTACTACCTCGGCGAGCAGGTCATCAACAACCTTCGGATCGCTGTTCCGCAGGAGCTCGAGGTCATTCGCACGATCGTCGGCTGGGGTGCGCTCGCCGTCGATCCCTACGTCGAGCGGCATGCGATCGACTGCTTCCGGCTCCCCGATGGGACCGACGCCGATCCGTACCTGACGTCACTGTGGAAACTCAACGGCCTTGACGCAGAACTCCCGCTGGCCACGACCGACGCCCTGGCTGTAGGGCGAGGCTGGTGGGTCGTGGGCTCGCCGCTGGAGTCCGGCGGCGTCCCGCAGATCACCGTCGAGTCGCCGATGAACCTGGCCGCCGCATGGAACAAGCGCGGCACGGAGCCTCGGGCCGTGTTCCACGAGTATTGGGACTCCGAGACGCGGCGTGCGGCGCTCCTGGTTCCGAACCAGACGATTTCCCTGACCATGAACGACCAGGGTCAGTGGGAGATTGACGGCCGCGACGAGCACGACTTCGGGTTCGTTCCTGTGGTTCGCATGCCGAACACGCCGCGGACGAACGACCGGGCTGGGCGCTCTGCCATCACTCCGGCGCTGCGGTCCACGATCGACGGCGCATGCCGGACGCTGCTGGGTCTTGAGGTCGCCCGCGAGCTCTACTCGGTGCCGCAGATGCTTCTCCTGGGCGTGACCGAGTCGGCGTTCCAGAAGTCGGACGGCACGCCCAAGTCGGCGTGGGAGACGTACATCACGAACGTTCTCGCGCTCGAGCGTGATCAGAACGGCGATCTGCCCGAGGTCAAGCAGAAGACGGTCTATGACCCGGCGACGTTCACGAAGCTCGTTGAGAATGCCGCGTCGCGCGCGGCGTCGATCGTGCTCGCCCCGCCGCAGGAGATCGGGCTCTACACGCAGGGCAACCCGGTTTCGGCAGAGGCTCAGAATACGTCGGAGTCGCGCCGGAACCGCCGTGCCCGGTCGCAACAGGCGACGTTCGGCGTGGCGCTGGGCAAGGTCATGCAGTACGCGGCGATGTTCGACAACGGTGGCATCCTGCCCGAGCAGTTCCGACAGGTCGAGGCGGACTGGGTGGACCTTGAGCTGATCGACTTCTCGACCACGGCAGACGGCATCTCCAAGCTGGTTGCCGCCGGTTCGATCCCGGCGACGTCGGACGTGACTCTCAAGCGCGCCGGGTTCAACGCCGTGGAGCGCGCTCGATTGGCGCAGGACCGTTCGGCGGACGACGGGCGCATGTTGGCTCGTGCGCTGGCGAACGGCCTGGTGCCGCCGACGCAGGAGACCTCCGGTGGCAACGCCTCGGGTCTCTGATCGGCCCGAGGTTCAGCGGCAGTACGTCGCCCAACTCGCCCTGTCGGCGTCCTTGGCGGCGTCGGTCAAGCAGTTGTGGGCGGCGACCTCGCCCCTGTCCTCCGATCGGGGGATGCGGGCGTTTCGGGCGGGCGTCGCTGCTCTGGTGACTCAGTTTGCGCAGGCCGCGCGGGTGATGGCGGCGGACTACTACATGAACCTTCGGGCGGCGTCTGGAGTGCCGGGCGTGCCGACCTTGCCGCGGGTTGAGTTGCCCCCGCCATCGATGGTCAACGCGGGCATCGACTGGGCCATGCGGGACTTCATGCAGAAGACCGAGGCCGAGATCGTGGCGAAGGTCGAGGCGGCGATGGCGAAGGCTGTCCTTGACGTGGGGCGCGAGCAGATCGTCGAGGCGGTCGAGGGCGACGACAAGGCGCTCGGGTTCCGCCGGGTGCCGCGTCCGGGCGCCTGCTACTGGTGCATCACCTTGTCGCTGCGACGGTCGACCCGTGGCGGCGAGGGTGACCAGCACCTCGGCGTCTACAAGTCCCGCGCTTCGGCCGGCCAACTCCCGCCGAACGCCAAGGGCGAGGTCAACCGCTACCACAACAACTGCCACTGCGCAGTCGAGCCGGTGTTCGCAATCGGAGACGCCGAGATGCCCGCATGGCTGCGCGAAATGGACCGCCTCTACGAACAGGCGACCAGGGACAGCCAGAAGGGTGAGCGGCTCAATGACTTCCGCCGGGCTCTCGCCGCGCTTCGTCGCGGCGAGACGCCGCCCGTCCCGACGGGTCCGGCGCTGGCGGTCGCCCCGGACATGCGCGAACGGATGCGCCTGCTGAGCGACCTGCTCGCGGACCTCGCCGCCTAAGACCTCCCGCTGGATGCGGGGAACCAACCGCCCCAGGAGGGCAGCATGACCGCAACGCCCGCAGAGCAGATCACCGCGACCCCGGAGCCGCCTGTTGCAACGGCGACCCCGACCCCGCCGACGGACACGAAGGCGCCCGAGCCCGCAAAGGAGCCCGCGCCGACCGCGAACCCGTGGGAGGACCCCGAGGCCGCTCAGGCAGAGATCGAGCGTCTCCGTCGCGAGAACGCCAAGGACCGGACGAACGCCAAGGCGCAGGCCGCCGAGGATGCCAGGAAGGAACTGGCGCAGACCATCGGCAAGGCCCTCGGGCTCGTCGAGGACGAGCCGATCGACCCGGCCGCCCTCACTCAGCAGCTCACCCAATCCCAGGCGGAAGCGAAGCAGGCGCGGGTTGAACTCGCCGTCTTCCGAGCCGCCGGAGCCGCGAACGGGGACGCCGTTGCGCTGCTCGACTCGCAGAGCTTCTTGAAGTCGCTCGCGGACGTCGACCCCGCCGACCTCGAGGCCGTGAAGGCCGCGATCTCGACGGCGGTCGCCGACAACCCGCGGCTTGGTGCCGCATCCGCGGAGCCGCGAGTCCCTGCACCGAACCCCGCCCAGGGGACCGGTGCCAGCGGGCGCCCGGACCTGAACGCACAGATCAGCAAGGCCATCGCCGATGGCGACATCGCCCTGTCGATCGCACTCAAACAACAGCTCGCGAAGGCCGCGACCACGGCCCGCTGAGCGCAAACCCACGAACCTAGGAGTCAATCATGGGCGCTGTTTCCGGAATGGGAACCACGTTCAACCTCCCCAACTACCACGGGGAGCTCATCAAGGTCACCCCGACCGACACCCCGCTCCTGTCGCTCGCTGGCGGCATCGGCGGCGGCAAGCAGACCGACTCTGTCGCCTTCGAGTGGCAGACCGAAGACCTGCGTGACCCGGCCTCGCGCCCCCGACTGGAGGGTGCCGACGCTCCCGCTGCCGAGGCTCGCTCCCGGGCCAACGTGGAGAACGTCTGCCAGATCTTCCAGGAGTCGGTGACGACCTCCTACACGAAGCTGGCTGCGACCGGCCAGTACGCGACGCCGTCGAGCGCCCCGTACTACACCGCCTCCGGTGAGGCGAACCCGGTCACGAACGAGCACACCCACCAGGTGATGCTTGCTCTCCAGCAGATCGCCCGCGACGTCAACTACGTGTTCTGGCACGGCGTCAAGGTCAAGCCGACCAGCAACGCTACCGCGCGCGCGACCGACGGCCTGCTGTCGGTCGTGACCGGCACTCATCGCAAGGTGGCCGGCGAGATCACGGGCCTGACCTCGGGCGCATCGAACATCATCAACGAGACCACCACGGGGCTGTCGAACGGCGACAAGATCGTCTTCACGGCGCCGCCGGCCGAACTGCGCGCCGACCGCGTCTACTACGTGGTCAACAAGTCCACCGACTCGTTCAAGGTCGCGACGACCTCGGGCGGTTCGGCGGTCACGATCGCCAACAGCCAGAGCGGGATCGCCTACGTCCCGGCGTCGGCGTCGCTGACCACGACCGGGCTCTCTGAGCTGATGCAGGTCGTGTTCGACGACGGCGGCATCTCGCAGCAGGGCACCGCGACCCTGTTCGCGTCCTCGCGGCAGAAGCGTGCGCTGACCGCCGCATTCGCTGCGGACTACGCGAAGGCCGACCCCTACGCCGGCACTCGCACCATCGCCGGCATGAGCGTCGAGACCATCCAGACCGACTTCGGCGTGCTCAACGTCGTGGTCGAGCGGGCGCTTCCGCCGGACGCCCTCGCGGTCGTCTCGCTGGAGCAGGTCGACCCGGTGTTCCTGAACATCCCGGGCAAGGGCGTCCTGTTCGAGGAGGAGTTGGCAAAGACCGGCGCCTCGGAGAAGTCGCAGATCTACGGCGAGATCGGCCTCAAGTACGGCAACGCGCTCGCCCACGGTGTGTGGCGCGGGCTCGCCGTCTGAGTCCAGCACCTAAGCAAAGAGAGGGGGTGCCCGATGAGCAACCCGGCCACTACTGATGACCTGGAGGCGCGTTGGCGCCCCCTCTCTGAGCAGGAGACGACCAACGGGCAGACGTTCCTCGAGGACGCCTGGCGAATGCTCAGGCGGCGCTTTCCTGACCTCGAGGCCGCTGTTGCTGCCGACGCGGATCTCTCGGCCGAGGTTGTCCGCGTGATGGCGACCGCCGTCCTGCGGGTGATGATGAACCCGGAGGGGAAGCGCCAGGAGTCGATTGACGACTACGCATGGACGCGCGATCAGGCGGTCTCGGCGGGCGTCCTCTACTTCACGGCCGACGAGCTGGACGCGATCGCCGACGAGCCGGACACTCGCGGTCCGGCGTTCTCGTTCAGCATGCTTCCGGCCGACTATCCGGACTCGCGGTTCTCGTGAGCCGTGACGGTGCCCTCGCTGCCGGTCGCGCAGCGGCCATGCAGGGCATGACCTCCACCGTCGCCGTCATGCGCAAGACCGGCGACACCACCACCGACGAGAACGGCTACGAGGTCCCCGAGTGGGAGACGGTCCACTACGACCTGCCGTTCCGCCTGGTCCCCAAGGGCTCGCGCACCGTGACCATCGGCGGCGTTGACTTCGAGAGCGCTACTGCTCGTGGCGACCTGCCGTGGGACACGAGCGACCTTGCTGACGACGACTTCCTCGACATCACGACCGGCGAGTGGGAGGGCAGCGTCTTCCGCGTGGTCGAGGCCATCAAGGGTGACCAGCGGACTGCGCGCCGCGTACCTGTCGAGGAAGTGCCGCGACCGGAGGAGTGGGGCTGATGGCCGAGCGTGTGGTCAAGGTCGTGCTCGACACCGACTCTCTCGTCGAGTTCATGGCGCGCGTCCATGCCGCCGCTGATGTGAACCCGATGCAGGACGACGAGACACCCGTGGACTGGATGCGGCGAGTGATCGATGCCGCTTGCTGGCTCCCTGAGGGCTGGTCCGATCCGGAGGCAACTTCCCCGGCCTCCGGCGAGGAGGGCTGAACCTTGCGCGTAGTCGTCATCAACGACCTGTCCGACCTCGCGGGCGACATGCGCGACATCCCGGTCGAGTTCGCCGCCCGCGCCGGCTCCGTCGTGCGCCGCTACGCCAACGAGGGCAACCGCGAGGCCAAGCGGATCGCGAAGGCGAAGGCGGGACCGCACGGCAAGGCGTACTTCAAGCGCCTGACGGCCGAGCTCACCGGCCCCCTGACCGCGGAGTACGGACCCGAGGGCGAGCCCAAGACCAACTTCGTCGGCGTCGGATTCCGGCACGGTCGTAACACCGACCTGCCTCAGTCTGCTGACCTGATCGCGCCCCGGTTCGCCGATGGTGTCTTGACGATGGCGGATGGACTGTTCTGGTGACCGCCCCGACCGAGCAGCAGCACGCGACCGCGCTGCTGGCCCTCCTCGCTGACATCGGCGTCACCGTGTACGAGGTCGACAAGGTCGCGGCGATGCAGAACCCGCCGGCTCGGTATGTCGAGTTCGAGCTTGAGTGGCGGTACGGTTCCCTGCTGCGCTCGACCGCCCAGCGTTCGGGTGACGGCTACCGGTTCACCACCT